CTTAAAAGCTGCAAACCTAGTAGGCACATATAGTAGGGGATCTACGGATATTGAAATACTAGAAAACTATGAAAGAACTGACTGTGGAGAAGAAATAAAGTTCTACACACTAAGGATAATTCATGAAAATTCTATAAAATATCCTGTAGGTTCTAGTGCTGAAGGTCAATTGGAAAGACTCTTTGAAAGCATAGAAGCAGTAATGAATCCTTAAAAAAATGATTTTGAAATTGCGAGAAATTGTAAGGGATTTTTAGTTCGGGTAGGATTGGGATATTGTTCATATCCTCGTAGCGGGGTTATTTGATTATCGTTGTACTTAACAATTGTTTTAATTATATAATTCTCGTTGCCTCGAAAGTGGGGTTTTAGTTGTTACTAGATGTCACTTTCAATAACCTAATGGATTTGGAGATGCAATCTCCTTTAATTCCGATTGTACTCCAATTGCATAATGATTTCAAACCACCTTCGTAACAACGAGTATAATAAATCATAGTTAAACCTTATTGATTATCAATTTTAATAAATTATATCACACTTTTTGGCATAAGAAAAGAACTATTTTTGGTAGGGTGACTGTAAATACTTAGTGACAAAGTTGTAGTAGACGCAAAAAAGTTTTGACTTTGATAGCTAAAACAGTGTATAATAGATACTTATTAGGAGAAATGAATGAAAGAAAAAATGTATAGCTTTATTGCCCACCCTGTTAACAATAGCAGAACTGGAGAGTATATAGAGCATTCGATAACGGAACAGCCTGCGATCACTCTCGATGCTATGTTGGAATCCTATACTAGATTCTTATCTGCCATAGGCTATGAACTCGATGGTAGAGAACTTATGATTGTGGACATAGACGAAGTTGACGAGGTACTAGGTTCCTCTATGTCCTTTGACCCTCACTACACTGATGCTATTTGGAAAGACGGTTTAGACGTAAATGATATTTGAAGTATGGGCGGGGTCAGTACTCGCCGCAGCATACCTAGTATTACTCTGGGTAATCGTGGAGTTATTAGATGATTTGTGATCTAGCAGGATTTGTACTAATTGTACTCAATCTACAACTATTAGTTTATTTAAGTGACATAGCAGGAGAATTAATGTGGAAGTGTATATGACAAGTAAAAGAGTATATCGTTTCAGTAATCAGTGGACACATGAGAAGACTGTTTACTTGCTTCCTTCTATCTCAATATCATTAGTTGAGCGTTGTTTAGATGTTTCATTCCTATGGTTTAAGTTCTATACTTTTTTGGAGTACAGACCATAGAAATGGATAAAAGTGTGGCGGATAAATATTACAGAAACTTATGGGATTAGTATGAAAATTGAAGTATCAGATGTAGAAGAGTTTTGGGATGGCAGTGCTAACCTGAAGATGGAACTAGACCAAGAAGCACTAGCAATGCTAGTAGGCATGTCAATTACGGGCATATTAAAAGGAGCGATAGCAGAACATGAAGCTACCACCGTACTACAAGAGGAACTCCAATTTGACTAAACTAAAGAATATAGATGAAGCAGTTAAGGATATTCAGTGGTATATCAATGGAGTTATGGGTGAAGAGCCAACAGAGCTACAAAGAAGTACATTACTTCTCAAGTTGGCAGAATTAAAAAAGATAGTAGACAAAGAATAAAGGGGCTTAACGCCCCTTTTTCATACCAGATAATTAGTGCTAAAACTACGTTGCACAGTTTGTAAACTACCACCTCTATCGTAGAGCGTGACAGTATAGTGATCCTGACTTACCTTGTGAGTACCGTCAGCTAATTTGTTCACAGTTGTTACTGTATCTGTTCTAGTCTGAGGTGCAGCAAGTGTACGCCGCACCGGGGTTATAGCATTAATCTCCATCGTTCATATCCTCTTCTGTAAGCCCACACCAATTGCATGGGTACCCTTCCTCAGTAGAAATCATATCATTTTCTCCCTTACACCAATGTTCCCAGAACGCTAGTGCAGGTTGAAACCCGTCTTGAAATCCTAGTCCCATTACACCCCTCTCCAGTTAAATGTAATTTCTAAGTGTGCAAGCAACCAGGCAAGACGTAGTGTCCAATCTATACCATCTTCCTTATAATTTAAGTACTCAAACGTAATAGTAGGAATTAAAACAAGTTCTCCTGCTTTACGATCTGCCTCTGATATAACACCTTCAATAAATAAATACTTTGTCAAGTTCATGTTCATACCGATCTCCTAAAATGTGTAGCGAATCTCTGTTTCGAGTTGGCTTTTAATATAATCGCGTTTGTCGGAGTCAGCTCCTTCAAACTTCCCCTTTATTACTAAGTTATCCATCTTAAACTTATAGCCAGTTTCAAAGCTATAACCATCCGTCATCGGACCTGCTTCAAGACACTTACCGCACTTAGTTCCTATTAGGTGATATTGGTCGACATCACCATCTGTTACAGCATGACATATACACTTATACATCTAATACTGCCTCTAGATTGGGCGGGAAGTACTCCTTACCCTTTAATACTTTACCATCTTCACGATAGAGTGGCTTTCCGTTCTCTAGCTTAGACATATTACTGTAATGCACTTCGGCAAAACACTCGTCTAAATCAATGCCGAAAGATTGGCCAGCCCCATAAATAACGTACAGTAAATCTGTAAGTGCATCTGCTACGTCTACAACGTCCCTATCTTCGATAGCTTGCTTTAATTCGTCCAACTCTTCTTCAATCAAAGAGATTCTTAGCTCCCGAGTATTGAAGTCACTTAATGTAGGCTCTACCTCACACGTTTGTCCAAACGCTTCCATAAAGTCGCCAACTAACTCAAAATTTGTTCCGCTTATCATCTCTTTGCCTTTTTTGTTCTCTGATACGAGCTGACGCTTTCGCTTTGTTCCTTTTGGAGCTAGGCTTCTCGTAATGTTGTTTTCCCCTCAGTTCAATGAGGCTGTCTTTGGTGTTTCTTTTCAGTGCTCTGATAGCACTATTTATATTACCATTTCTTACTGATACTTTCAAATGTAATCTCCAAAAGAGTCATCCCCATCGTACAGGTCTTGATATTCTGTATAGCTATCGGGTTGTCCATCTTCATAATCAGCATCATTATAGGTGTCTTTCTCGAAGTCGAGTTCTTCTACTTCGAACTCCCTCTGTAGTTGCTCGATTAACTCTTCTGTTGTTACTTTTGTCTTTGGCATTATTCCTTACTCTTCTTTATAAAAACCCAACCTCTGTCTCTTAGATACTTAGCCTGTTTCACACAGGAGTTGTAAGATCGGTCAGGAAACAGTTCTTGTAGCCTCTCACAGTCTGATGAGTAGTATTGCTTTGATAGCGTAACTCTCTCGTCATACGTCCAAGGTCTTCTCGTATATTTCATAGATTTCCTATTTCATTATAGGTATAATTATAATAGCAATAACCTCCAAAGTCAAGTGTTATTTTTAACAGTCACTCAAAAATAATACTTGACTTTGCAACCGATTTCCCCTATAATATCTTAGAAATCCTAAGAAGACAAAAAAGAAAAACAGGAGTAGTTCATGACCGGTATCGAGTTTTACGCTCTTTTAGCTTTTATATTAGCAGGGGCTATGTACAGTAGTTATAAGCTAGGAAAAAGAGAAGGAACCGTAGATACAATAGAATGGTTATTGGGCCTGGGGAAGCTCGACGTAGATGACGAGGAGCTGTTCACACACTATGATTAATGGAACGACTCTTGGGGTTTTAGTAATGCTTCTGTATTTTTCAGTACAGATTTATTCACACTGGATAGACTAAAAACGGTCGGAGCACCACAAACGCCCAGGAAGAGATAAATAGTGAAAATGATGAAAATAAGGCTAGAAGAGATTGCCTGCGACGGTATACTCTGCGATTTCATATGGTCATTGGCCATAGTAATGGGGACGTTATCGGCGCTAGCTTGGTAGTAAAACTGGAGGGACTTAATAGTCCCTTCTTCACTATATAGTTCTCCATAAGGATATATTATGGCACTTGGATTTATAAAAGAGCTGATTGGGCCTGTATCAGGTTTAGTATCAGAGTTTATAGTAGACAAAGATCAAGCTAATAAGTTAGCACATGAAATAGCTACATTAGCGGATAAACAGCATCACGCACAACAGCTAGCGCAACTAGAAGTAAACAAAGTCGAAGCTGCACATAAATCTTTATTTGTAGCCGGATGGAGACCAGCAATTGGTTGGACGTGCGGCTTAGGATTATTATATAACGTGATACTACATCCCATACTTTCTGTATGGATAGAGTTACCCCCCGTAGATACCGAAGCACTCACTCCCGTAATGATGGGTATGCTAGGATTAGGGGCCATGAGAAGCTACGAAAAAGTACAAGGCGTGAGTAGGGAAAAGTAATGGAAAGAAATTTCAAAGAGACCCAACAGGATTTAACTGAGCTAAATGGTGATGGAAACCGTGATCGGGGTCGTTACGGGGAGGACGAAAGTAATGAAACACAGGACACATCTAAGATTGAGGAGCAAAGAAATGACGCTGAATAATTTAGTAAAACTTTGCGAATGGCCTAATGGAGACTGGTGTTTGCTAGAAGATGTAGAAGAGTTCGGCTACGATAAGTCAGACGACTACGACGTATTAGAGATAACGGAACGACAGTTCTTTTACGAGTACACTGGACAGATAAGAAACGCAGAGGATTGCATATGAACCAAGATAATGTATACAAACAGCTACAACTAGACGAAGGAATTAAGTATGAAATTTACAATGACCATTTGGGATATCCTACTTTTGGAGTCGGCCATCTGATAACAAAGCAGGACGAAGAGTTTGGCTTAGAGGTTGGAACGAGGGTTAGTGAGGATCGAGTCAAGTCAGTGTTTATGCAAGACCTGCATACGTCAATACGAGAGTGTCTAATCCTATATAGGGAGGACTACTTCGACGATTGGCCAGGGGAAGTTCAAGAAATACTTGTAAACATGATCTTTAATATGGGCAGACCACGGCTATCTAAGTTTAAGAATATGCATGCGGCCCTTAACAAATCAGATTGGGTAGAAGCAGCAAAAGAGGGTAGGGACTCCTTATGGTACCGACAAGTACCTAATAGAGCCGAAAGATTAATGAGCAGATTGGAAAATGTATGATACGATTAAAAAGAGCAACCATATTCGTGGTTGATAGCTGGCGTTATGTTATGGATGTGCGGTTTAATCCATTGAGATTTATTGGCGATCCTAGTTTGCAGATGTATTTTACGCTGGCTTTGTTTACAATGTGGAGTGCATACTTCGGGTTTATAGCAAGTCATTACTTAGGACTAGTAAACTATAGTACACTAGCTAGCATCTTTATTCATTTAGCAATAATTATACCTATAGGGTTCACCAACGCAGTCTTTATGGATGCTGAGCGTGCTGGCTCTAAGTGGCTAAGAGAGTGGAGAAATAAAGATAGTTTGTAATAAAATTATTCTTGACAAATTAATAATAAGGTGTCATAATACACACTATGAATATTTTTATATTAGATGAAGATTTAGACAAGTGTGCTGAATATCACGTTGACAAGCATATTGTAAAGATGCCCCTAGAGGCAGCACAGATGCTATGTACTAATCACTGGATAGATAAGTACCTTGGCTATGTACCACAAAAACTTACTAGAGAGGAATGGGCAGTTGTTAAAGAAGCAAAGAAAAATCCTGTTAGGGACTTTCCTTATCTTCCCACTATGTACAATCACCCCTGTACTATATGGGCAAGAGAGTCCCAGCAGAACTACGAGTGGTTATTCTGCTACGGTCTTGCGCTCAACGACGAGTACAGATATCGCTACGGTAAAGAACATAAGTCAGTGCATGAAGTTATACTCCAGCTACCTGATATCAGCTTACCCAGTACCGGTCTCACTACCTTTGCACAGGCTATGCCCGATGAACTCAAATCAGACAAGCCCATTGCTAGTTACAGAGCCTTCTACCACAAAGACAAAGCAACCTTTGCCAGCTGGAAGTACAGGGATAAGCCAGAGTGGTGGGATGAAAACGAAGCAGATTACAACGAAAGGATTACAAGATAGTGGCAGTTAGAATAGTTAGTAAGTCAAGCGATGATGTATTAAATGATATAGCATTCGCAGCAAGGGTGTCCAACCCTTCAAACCAAAACAATGAAGAAACCGCAGAAAAATTAGTACGATACCTCATTAAACACGGACACTGGTCTCCTTTAGAGATGGTATCTGTAACAATGGAAATAGACACCACCAGAGATATTGCTAGACAGATACTGCGTCATAGATCCTTTTCTTTTCAAGAGTTTAGTCAGCGTTATGCAACAGTAGACGAACTACCAATACCTGCCTTCAGAGAAGCTAGAGGACAAGATCCTAAGAATCGACAGAATTCTGTACGACTAGAGGACGGCCCCATACATCTAGAATGGCTAACTAAGCAGAGAAATGCTTGGCACGCCTCTATGACAGCTTACAACTGGGCGTTGAAGAACGGTATCGCAAAAGAACAAGCGCGGGCAGTCTTACCAGAAGGTATCACTCCATCACGATTATATATGGCAGGAACAATTCGTAGCTGGGTACATTTCATTCAACTGCGTAGCGGGAACGGCACACAACTAGAACACCAAACTATCGCTCTAGAATGTGTTGAAGCCCTGAAACCCATATTTCCTATGATCGAGGAATTTGTAGAAAAATGAAAGTAGTTAAACCGTATGTTATTTATGGAAAACAGGACTGTATCTTTTGTGATAAAGCAAGGCGCTTACTCAAAAGTGAGGGTGTAGAGTTTACATACTTACAGTTAGATAGTGATTACACGATGGATGAGCTGTGGGAAAAAGTCAAGTTTACAACGTATCCGCAGATTTTTTTGTACGATTATTCTATTGGAGGCTATAGTGATCTTCAAAAATCGTTTGACAAACAGAGGGGATTGCTGTAGAATGGAAGGTATAAAATATGATGGAGAGAAGCCAAAAATGCATTTGCTCCCTCCGAAAGCACTAACAGAAGTAGCTAAAGTATTAACCTTCGGAGCACAGAAGTACGACGAAGAGAATTGGAGAAAGCTGGACAATCTACAGAGTAGATATAGTTCCGGTGCACTTCGGCACATATTCGCACACATAGATGACGAAGAGATAGACCCAGAAAGTGGGCTGTCTCACTTAGCACACGCAGTGTGTTGTCTATTATTTAAGTTGGAGATTGAGTTAGAAAATGGCAAGAGTAAAGAAAAAGAGCTACGAGAACCTGACGGATGTAAACATAGAGCGAGTGATAGCTCTTTTGAATCCGACATCCTCTACAGTAAAAGCTATTACGAAGAAAGAGGGTTGCGAGATACTGAATATAGCATACAATACTGCCAGGTTGACAAAAGTTCTGGCGGACTATGAGGAACGTAAGACCTACGAACTAAGAAGAAAGTCTATAAACAAAGGAAAAGCAGCTACTGCTGGTGAGATTAAAGAGGCAATTACCTTTTATCTACAAGGCGATACTGTAAGTGACATTTCTAAAGGTCTGTATAGATCAGCCTCGTTCGTAAAAGCCCTACTAGAACGCATTGGAGTACCACAGCGACCAGCCTCTGCTGAAGACAGAGCACAGAATGCTTACTTACCAGAAAGCTGTGTGGCTGAAGAGTTCATAGAGAAAGAGATAGTATGGTCTGCTGCACATCACGCACCTGCTGAAATCAAAGCGCGCTTAGACGACGCTAAATACATAGCTCTTTATGGGGTTCCCTGCTATCAGATTTATATACCTGAGAAAGTAGACTCCAGTGAAAGTTCATATTCTAATACAGAAGTTGGAGGATTCAACGCCTACTCCCCTGCATATGATTTAGGAAAACTAGAACATTTGCAAGAGTACGGTGTTGACTTACAGAAGGTATGAGTTGGTGGGATATATGGAAATACACAATTGGTTCTTTCGATGATGAGACAACCAGAGAGCAAGATAATATTATAGCTATACTACGCACAGGAATAGTTCTTATAAATGTTTTTTGTGCTTGTATGATTATGGCAAACATCGTGCATGGGTGGTAGATATGGACTTCACAGACAATGTTCTAGAGTGTCTCTATCAGGAAGACTGTTTCATAGAGTACATGAGTGTAAACAGTGGTAGAACTCTTGAGGGGTGGTTCACTCTTGCAGGAGATAAAAAAATTAAACAATACGATGTCTCGGATACAATAGTAGTTTGGGATATAGAAAATGAAAAGTGGGAAGATATTCGCACAAATACAATTTGCCGATGGCAGAGGAGATACAATGGATAGTGAAAAGTATATAGGACAGTTCTACTGTTATCTAAGAAGAGACTATTTTAGATGGAGTGAGTACATATCTTTTTATAGAAGATTGGACGCCGAACTTGGATAGTCTGGTGCATCCACGGATGCGATGGATGGGGTATGAGCAAGAAGGCGATAGCTACATAGATAAGCGTCATGACCCTATCCCTACCGGAGGCCTTGCGCCTCCTGCCGTGGATGACAGTGATATTCCTACTACTGTTTTGTCTATAATACAGATCAGGTCTGTTCAGCGCGGAAGAAGCGTAGAGAAGTTGCTGAGAAAAATTAGCAAGATAGAAGCAGGAGTTCTTAAACCTATTACAGTAGACATGGATGGTTACATTATTAACGGGCATCATAGGTATGACGCTTATAGAATTTTAGATCATTTTCATATAAATGTGCGTGTTATGCCGTACAGTATTAATGACTTAGTAGAAAAAAATTCTTGACAGGAATGTTAAATTGAATTATAATAGTTGTCAATAAAGAGAGGAAACCAATGGGCGACCGATTTTACGCACAACAACGAGAAGTACTGGGTACCTGCCCAGGATTAAACCACCCTATTAAAAGGAAAAGAAACATGGCTTGGGACGACGATAAGAAAGCAGCGGTAATCGAAGCATACGAGAACGCAAACCCTACCCCCGAAACATCAATGGAAATCGTAAAAGATATCGCTGAGGAACATGACGAGTCTCCCAACGGAGTTCGTATGGTACTTAGCAAAGCTGGTGTTTACATCAAAAAGACCCCTGCAGCAAGCGGAAGTAGTACTACTTCTAGTGGTTCAACAGGCGGCACACGAGTATCAAAGCAAGCAGCACAAGACGCACTTACAGCCATTATCGTAGATATGGGTAAGGCAGTTGACGAAGACGTAATTTCTAAGTTGACTGGTAAAGCAGCCGTTTACTTCGCAGGTGTACTATCTGCCGCTGACGCAGAGGACTAAATCTTTCATGGCCCTTCGGGGCCACCTTTTCTCTTAGAGAGTAATGCAGCAAAATAAATTTTGCTAACCTACTACTAAGGAGTAATTGTGAAGAAAGAGGACTTAGCAAAGCTAGTAACGGAATTCGGTGATGCTATCATTACCTACAGAAGTGAAAACTCGAAGAAACTAAAGTACAATGTTTGTACGATTGACTTTAGTACCCCCTATATTCAAACAAAAACTAATCGGGCAAAAGAATCTGACAGGACTCTTTTGCTTTTTTGTTGGGATACAGATTCGTACAGACTGCTAAAGCCTGAGAGCGTTACTAGCGTAGTGCCTCTGTCCACTATACTTCGGAATGGAGTATAGCTATGGAACTCCACGAAGCCCCCTCTAAGTATGAAAAGGTTATTCATTACGATGAAGCGAAAGAAACACAAGTACGTCTTGTAGTTAATTCGTTTCGTGGCATAGAGTATATGCATGTGAGAAAGTATTTTTTAGACTTCGATGAAGAATGGAGAGCAGGAAGAGAAGGTGTAGCAATGCCCTTGGATTTAAGTAATTCAAGAGAGCTGTTTGCTGGCCTTATCGAAATATTATCCCTAGCAGAGAGTAAGGACATCCTAGAGGAGTTCTTTAAAGATTATTTAGACGAAATGTATAAATAACCTTTGACTTTCGTCGCTCTCTCTAGTATAATAGTATATATTGAATTGAGGGTAATATGAAGAATTTTTTGGACAAAGCAAGTAGTTTGTACTATGCAGGCACTCCTATGCTATTAGATGATGAATTTGATAGTCTAGCGTCTAGGTATAACTACAGCAATGTAGGACATACTGTTACTGACGGTGTGCCACACTTGTACCCAATGTACTCGCTCCAAAAATGTTTCGACATAGAAGATTCGCCGTTAAACGTGAACGACTGTGTATGTACCCCCAAGCTCGATGGAGCAGCAGTATCTTTGCTATATGTTAATGGACGCCTAGAGTTGGCTTTAACTCGCGGTGATGGTAAGGTAGGCAGAGATATAACTTATAAGATGAAGCTATTAGTACCTAATGTTATTAATGGCGGACATTTTACTCAGATTACCGGAGAGGTTGTTGCTCCTAATAGTATACCTAACTCTCGTAACTACGCTTCAGGTTCTTTGAACTTGAAAGACTTATCGATTTTCTCTAGTAGAGATCTTACGTTTGTAGCTTACGATGTGTACCCAAGTACCTTAGAGACTTATATGTCTACTATGGGTGCCTTGAGTCATCTTGGAATGAATGTTGTTACTCACTTCGATTCAAGTCCCTTCCCTACGGACGGTGCTGTGTATCGTATTGACGACAATACTAAATTTCTAGAGTTAGGACATACTGCTCACCACCCACGAGGTGCTTTTGCCTTGAAAGAGCAGAAGGAAGGAGTAGTAACTAAACTACTAGATGTAACATGGCAAGTAGGTAAGAGCGGGGTCGTAAGCCCTGTAGCAATTCTAGAGCCTGTTACTATAGGTGAGGCAGAAGTAGCTAGAGCCACTCTACATAATATAGATTACATTCGAGAACTAGAGTTAGAGATCGGGTGTAACGTAGAAGTTATTCGTAGTGGAGAAATTATACCGCGTATTGTACGCCGTGTATAATTTAAGTTATACCTCAGGAAAAATAGTTCTTGACAGAAACCTTAAAATCTCGTATAATATATGTTCAATTTCAGAGGAGTCCCATTAGTGTTTTCGATTCAAGCCCCCACGAATTGCCCAAGTTGTGATTCCGATCTTGAGTGGAGTAACTCTCTTCTTTACTGCCGCAATGTTTCTTGTGGCAGCCAATCAAGTAAGAAAGTAGAACACTTTGCAAAGACCCTTAAAATTAAAGGTCTTGGGCCCGCTGCTGTAGCTAAACTAGAGCTTGTTAATGTGTTAGATATCTATGACTTAACTGTTGCAGATATCACACTTGCATTAAACTCCGAAAAGCTGGCCGAGAAATTGTACAACGAGATAGAAAACTCTAAAAAAGCATCACTAAACCTATTACTACCAGCACTGAGCATTCCCCTGATTGGTAAGACAGCTTCCGATAAACTTTCTACTGTATGTAAAAATATGGATGAAATAGACGTAGAAATGTGCGAGAAAGCGGGTCTTGGGCCAAAGGCGACTGCCTCTTTGATGGATTGGATAGAAGATTCAGTAGATGTATATTGCTTATTACCACACTCATTTCTTTTTGAAGAGAAATCATCCTTAGTTAGTGTTAATGGTGTAGTGTGTATAAGTGGTAGATTGAAGAGTTTTAAAACTAAAGCTGACGCAACAACAGCACTATCAGATGCAGGATACAGAGTCGTAGGCTCCCTGACCAAAGAAGTGACTATACTCGTAAACGAGAGCGGCGTAGAATCAGCAAAAACAACCAAAGCCAGAGAGTCTGGCGTAACTATAATTGAAAATCTTAAAGATTTTATTGGAGAGTAAAACATGGCATTGCCAAAGTGGACCGAAGAACGTACCGAACAGCTTACTAGCTTCGTCGGTAACGAAACACCTATTTCTCAAGCAACTGTTGCAGAAGCAGCAGAAAACCTTGAAACCTCAACCCGTTCAGTTTCTAGCAAACTGCGTAAGATGGGTTTTGATGTAGAGCTGGCGTCAGCCTCCTCTGCCCGTGCTTTCACGGAAGCACAAGAAGCTACTTTGCAGACATTCGTGTCTGACAACAGTGGTGAATATACTTATGCTCAAATCGCTGATAACTTTGAATCAGGCGCTTTCTCTGCTAAGTCAATCCAAGGAAAGATTCTTTCTATGGAACTGACAGATCACGTTAAGCCTGCTCCTAAAGTAGAAGCCGTTCGTACCTATAACCCTGATGAAGAGGAAACTTTTGTTTCAATGGTTAATGATGGTGCTTTCGTTGAGCAGATCGCAGACGCTCTAGACCGCAGTGTAAACTCAGTACGTGGTAAAGCTCTTAGCTTGCTTCGCTCTGGTGACATTGATGGTATTCCTCGTCAGGAACATACCAAAGGTTCAGCAAAAGAAGATCCATTAGCAGACTTGGGTGATATCTCAAGCATGACAGTGGAAGCTATTGCAGAAAACATTGGTAAGACTGCTCGTGGTGTAAAGACTATGTTGACCCGTCGTGGCTTGGTCGCTTCCGACTATGACGGTGCTGCGAAGAAAGAAAAAGCCGCTGGCTAATCTTTCGTAAATAAGTTGGTAGTAGTTATCTTTTGCCAGATAGCTACTACTTTTTGGTTGGTTGGGAGTTACTTTGAATATTGCTAGTGCGCTAATAAAGCAAGTACTTACGTTACAGGATTTCGAAACCTGGAGTTCCGTTCGTAAGGATTATTTGCCTACAGAGTATCATACTGTGTTTAACACAATTGATAGGCATTACGATAAGTTTCACCACCTACCAACCTTTGAAGACTTGAAGTTTGAGATACGTGACTCTGCAACTATTGAAAAGCTATATGCAATCGAGAGTGTGGAAGTTGATGTAGATGCATTTATGCTGCTACAATATCTCAAGAACGAGTATACCCAAAAGGAAATCTTAGATTCCCTAGAGGATTATATTGATAACTCTGTAGCTTTTGAAGATGCAGAAGAATCAGTAGCACACTTACATCAGATTGTTCTAGATGTTGAAAAGAAAGTTGACCTAGAACTACCGCAGGAGAGTATGCAACGTATTCAACTGTTTGAAGATGATGAAGAGATTGGCAAATACCTGCCCCTCGGCCTAAACGCTGAGTACGATTACCAGATACAGTTCTCTCCCAGAGATCTTGTTCTTCTTGGTGGTCGTCGTGGAGCAGGCAAGTCTCTTACCTGTGCAAATATTGCTCATACTGTCTTTGAGAGTGGTCGTTCGGCTATGTATTTCACTATTGAAATGGATAGTCGTTCAATCCTTCAGAGAGTATGTTCTATTGCAACGGGAATACCTTTTTCTCGTCTGCGCACGAAAAATCTTAATGTAACAGAATGGGAAAAAGTAGCGGGTTGGTGGGCTAGTCGTTATACGGATGGCCAAGATCGTTTACAGGAATATCGAGAACACCGCGACTTCGAGAAGTTTCATCATAATTTATCAACTACTACTGAGCTTCTCCCAACTCAGCAGCTAGATGTGATTTATGATCCAGGCCTTACTCTGGCAAAAATTAAGGCCGAATTGGACAAGAAAGTGAAAGCTCTCAACGTCGGGGTTATCTTGGTAGACTACATTAACCAAGTGAAACGCTCCGCTATCCCATCTCGTTCTGGACAGTACGATTGGACTGAACAAATAGAAGTAAGCAAAGCCCTAAAGAGTATGGCACAAGAGTACGAATGTACTGTCATATCTCCTTATCAGACTGACGCTACCGGTGAAGCGCGTTTTGCAAAAGGTATTCTTGACTCAGCTGATGCTGCCTATGCGCTAGAAGCGTATGAGCACGAAGACAACTGTATCACGTTTAACTGTGTTAAAATGCGTTCCGCCGCGCAGCTATCTTTTACATCTAAGATGGACTGGGAAACAATGAAGATTGGCCCAGAGTCTGCCATGTCTCCTGCAGAGAGAGAAGTGTCAGAGCACAAGATAGATGAAGATATTGATGATGTCGCCTTCTAAATAGTTCTTGACTTTTCTAGCTGAATCTAGTATAATATACATTCTCACAATCGAGGAAGCATATGATTATTCACGGAAGTATGTCACATACAACTTCAGGCAGAAGGAAAAAGCGAGTGTATAAATCACGTTCAAAAGCACCCTTCATACCACTAAAGATAAAAGCAGACAGCGTATTCGCTATAGATCCTGTCTGGCACAAGCACAGATCCGCTCCTTTCATTCCAGCTCCAGAAATGCAGCGAGACAAGGATGCACAGTTCAAGAAAGATATTAGTAGTAATTATACGATTAGTATTCCTTACAACAAGGGTACATACCAAGTTATTCCTAATGACGACATAAAACATATCGGTAAGTAAATGAACGTAGAAGAGTTATTAAATCAGAAGCAGATTGCTTTCATCCCTAAAGGTAAAGACTTTGTTGTTAAGTGCTTGAACCCTGAGCATGATGACAGTAATCCTAGCATGAGAATTGATCAGATTGATGGTAGATTCAATTGCTTTGCTTGTGAGTATAAGGGTAACTTGTTTACATTCTTTGGAGAGACAGCCTCTGGATTTCAGCTCAAGAGAGAGACAATGAAGCGTAAGATCCAGGAGAAGAAAGCAGAGTCTGTCGGCCTCTCCTTCCCGAAAAACTATATGCCTTATGTAGGCAATTGGCGTAACATCACACCTAAAACTTATAGAAAGTTTGAGGCGTTTGAACACACAGACCCAGACTATATCAGTAGGATTAACTTTCCTATTAGAAATATCTCTGGAAAGATAGTAGCTTTTCAAGGTAGACATACCGCTAGTGGTATTCCTAAGTATAAATTTACACCACCAGGAGCAAAGCTGCCCTTGTTTCCACAGGTATTTCCCCTACTCGGAGAAATAATTCTAGTAGAAGGTATTTATGATGTAATCAACTTACATGATAAAGGACTAGAGAACGCAGTATGCTGCTTCGGCACAATGAATATCAATGAAGATAAGTTAAGAATGCTCTCTATGCAGGGCTGCTCTAAGATAGCTATCTTTTTTGATGGAGACGAAGCAGGACAGAAAGCTGCACAAAACATCAAGGTAATGTGCGAGAAAGTTGGTCTCGTATCTAGGAACGTGAATCTTAAAGACACTGATCCTGGAGCACTTACCCAATCTCAAGTAACTGGACTAAAGAGAAAATTATATGCCTAAAGTTGCATTAGTAGAAACTAAATCAAGCCGCACAGACTTCCAAAAAGAGTTTGAAGGGGCTTTCGAGTTTGATCGTTACCAATTGTGTTCCGATTCCACACTTAAAAAAGTATTAAAAAAAGACTGTGACATCGTTATAGATACAGATGCCTATGAATGGATTATCCTAGTAGGTAGTGATGCACTGAAATACTTTACAAAAATCAATTCAGTCACGGAATATTCTGGTAAAAAAGTAGAAGGTAAGTTCCTGCCTGTGATTAACCCAGCTATGCTTGCCTTCAAGCCAGAAGCTCGTAAGACTTGGGAATCATCTAAAGATAGTATCATAGCTTACATTAATGGTGAGATAGAAGATATAATCATTGATGAAACCATCGCTAGAGGTATACAAGACACTGAAGAAGCTAAGAAGTGGATTCAGGGTGCTCTAGACTTTGATGGTCATGACCTAATTGCTCTTGACTCAGAGACTACTGGTCTATATCCTCGCAACGGCCACGTTATCGGCATCTCTATGTCGTATAACGGTCTCAGCGGGGTCTATATAGATACAGATTGCTTTGACGAAGAGATAGAAGATATGCTACGCGAATTATTCCTAAATCGCACAGTTATCTTCCACAATGCGAAGTTCGACTTAGCGTTCTTCCAGTATCACTTTAACTTCGTTTTTCCTAAATTCGAAGATACTATGTTACTGCATTATCTAATTGATGAAAACCCTGGTGGGCATGGCCTCAAGCAGTTAGCTATTAAGTTCACACCTTACGGTGATTACGAAAAGCCTATGTATGATTGGATAGATCAACATAAGCGAGCTAATGGTTTGAACCAAGCAAGTTTCACTTGGGATATGATTCCATTCGATACTATGAAAACTTACGCAGCTATGGATGCTGTCTGTACTTTCGCTCTCTTTGAGAAATTTGTAAAAATTAAACAGAACCCTAAGCTAAAGTGGGTATACGATAACATTCTTATTCCTGGGGTTAGATTTCTTCTAACTACACAAGATAATGGTGTTCCGTTTGATCCATCACGCTTGTCTGTTGCTCAGGAGCTTATGCAGGACAACATCGACGTTGCTATCGAGGAGCTTTACAAGGTACCAGAAATTAGTAAGTTTGAAACTGCTCAGGGCAAACCCTTCAATGCAAATAGTACAGTACAACTTCGTGCACTTCTTTTTGACTATATCGGCTTACAGCCCACAGGCAAGAAGACTGGCACAGGTGCAAACTCTACTGATGCAGAAGTTCTGGAAGAACTTAGTAGAAAACATCCAGTACCCAAGCACATCCTTGAGATACGACAAAAGTCTAAGATCAAGAATACTTACTTAGATAAGATTATTCCGCAGCTTGATAGAGATAACAGACTGCGTACTAATTTCAATCTTCATGGAACTACCAGTGGTCGTCTGTCTTCCTCTGGTAAGTTAAATATGCAACAATTACCTCGTGATAACCCTATTGTCAAAGGTTGCATTAAAGCTGCACCCGGCAATAAAATTGTCGCAATGGACTTAACTACAGCAGAGGTGTATGTTGCCGCTGTTCTAGCTAATGACCAGGCACTGATGGATGTATTCCGTTCCGGCGGTAACTTCCACAGTAACATTGCACATAGAGTATTTAGACTAGCCTGTGAGCCAGAAGAAGTTGCAGAACTATATCCGATGCAAAGACAAGCGGCGAAAGCTGTAACCTTTGGTATCATGTACGGCGCTGGAGCTAATAAAATCTCACAGCAAGTAACAACAGATTCCGGCAAACACTTTAGCCGTAGTGAGGCACAAGAAGTTATTGACGACTATTTCAGATCTTTCCACAAGCTAAAATCTTGGCTAGAGAAGAACCAGAAGTCAATAGAAGTAAATGGATTTATCTATAGCTACTTCGGTCGCAAACGCAGACTACCTAATGTTGCTTCAGAGGACAAAGGTATCAAGAGTCATAGTATCAGATCAGGGCTGAACTTTCTAGTACAGTCACCTGCATCAGATATCAACCTTTTGGGCGGTATTGATATGTCAGAGTATATTCGTGTTAACAAGATGGGTGCTCGCATCTTTGCTCTTGTACACGACTCTATTCTAGCTGAAGTACCAGAGGATGAGATAGAACATTATTCAGATAAACTCAGAGAGTTTATACAAATGGATCGTGGTGTAAGCATTCCTGGTACACCTGTTGGCTGCGACTTTGATGTACACGAAGATTATTCTTTAGGTAAATTCGAGAAGCAGTATGGTAGTTACTTACTCTAACCTACACAAAGTAGAGTTCCCTGTATTTCCGATAGGATCTAGCAACTGGACATTTACTGACGGACTCTTATATCTTGATAACGAGTTATTGGATGATAAGAATATGTCAGGTAAGACTCTAGGAGCTAGAAGAATACAGACTCCTTTTAAAAGTTTGTACACACTTAAAAAGTGTATAGAAACGCCAGTAGGAATACTGAAGCAGAGTAAAAATACCTACATAGATAACAAAGGTACTCCCTTTATCTACTCTAAAACTAAAATGGTTCCTTTGAAGTATTATAGTATAGAGAAAGTAGTTAGAAAAGAAACTGCTTCAGTGCTGTGGCTGAAGGGCATATCCTACCCTTTTGCTGTACCACGTCCGCCTTTGCCAGAGTTTGCTTGGGCGGGCATTTTACATCTTAATAACGCACCATGGGTGTTATACGAGTACTCAGAAAACAAAGAGTCTGACACTCGAAGAAAAGTATAAATAATATGGCTAAAAATAGAAGAACTCTTGCTGGAGCAAGTCTTACATTACAAGAAATAGAACCTCTAACACAGAACCAATTACTAGCTTTTGAAAGCAATAAACATCTGCTGCTCCACGGGGTCGCAGGAACAGGGAAGACTTTTATTTCTTGTTACCTTGCTTTCGATGATATGATCAAAGGCTGTTATAATAATTTGGTTATTCTAAGAAGTGCAGTACCCACTAGGGATATTGGATTTCTTCCAGGAAACGAGAAAGAGAAAAGTGCAATCTATGAAGCACCCTACAAAGATATAGCTGTAGAGCTATTCGGAAGAGGGGACGCTTATGAGATACTGAAGCAAAAGAGTATAGTTCATTTTATGACTACATCTTTTATCAGGGGAATTACTCTGAGAGACGCAGTAATCATTATAGATGAGTGTCAAAACATGACATTGCATGAGCTAGACTCTATTATTACGAGAGTTGGTGAAAACTGTAGGGTTATCTTTTGTGGTGACTTCCGACAGTCTGATCTGGGTAAGAATGGTTTAGAGCAATTTGTCTCTATCTTAAAGCGAATGGAGCAGTTTGACCTAATCGACTTTGAGATTAAAGATATTGTAAGAAGTGAATTCGTAAAGAGTTATATAACAGCAAAGACAGAACTAGGACTATAATATGGACAGACAAATATATAACATACTCGGAGACGAGATTGAAAGACAGAACGAGACTATAGAGCTTATAGCCTCCGAAAACTTTGCATCTGAAGCAGTGCGAGCTTTGTGCGGATCAGTATTTACTAATAAATACGCAGAGGGCTATCCTGGGCGTAGGTATTACAACGGCTGTGAAAACATGGACGCTATTGAAAGTCTTGCTATCTCTAAGGTATGCGATGTATTTGGTTCAGATTTCGCCAATGTTCAACCTCACAGCGGGGCTAATGCAAATACAGCAGTATATCAGGCTTTTCTAAAGCCGGGTGACAAAATATTGGGTATGGATTTAGCCTCTGGAGGACATTTGTCTCATGGGGCAAGTGTAAATCAGTCTGGAAAAGTTTATCAGAGCTTTTCCTACGGAGTTGATCCAGAAGGTTGGATCAACTACGATTTAGTAGCAGATAAAGCTGAAGAGGTAAAACCACAAGTAATAGTTGCGGGAGCTTCGGCCTACCCACGACAAATACAGTGGGAGCTTTTCAGAGAGATAGCAGATAGTGTAGGTGCTAAGCTAGTAGTAGATATGGCACACTACTCCGGCCTCATAGCGGGAAAATCCTACGAAAATCCTATAAACTTTGCAGATGTAGTTACTAGCACAACACATAAAACTCTAAGAGGGCCACGAGGGGGTATTATACTTTGGAACAATCCTGGTTATACTAAACGTATAAATAGTGCTATATTTCCTGGTACTCAGGGCGGTCCTTTAATGAACATTATTGCTGCTAAAGCACAGTGCTTCATAGAGGCTTTGGCCCCAGAGTTTAGTAGATACGCTAGACAGGTAAAGTTTAATGCTCAGTGCATGGCAAGAAAGTTTAAAGAAAACAACATTGATCTTCAAACATCTGGTACAGATAGCCATCTGTTACTATTAAATCTTAGTAACACAGCATGGAGTGGTAAGGCTTTAGCGAATACACTGGAAGCACAGGGTATTACCGTAAATAAAAATGGTGTGCCAAACGACCATAGATCATTTACAGAGACTAGCGGTATCCGCATAGGCACTGCGGCAGAAACTACTAGAGGCAAAGAGTATGTGGAGTTTATGGAAATAGCTATTAGAATATCTGACATAATCAATGAAGGCCAATAAATGAAAGCGGTAATCAGCAATAGAATTTACCTAGAGGTGACGCAAGAGTATAAGGATTTCATCAATAATGAACTTACTTATGCTATTCCGTCTTACAATCCTACAGAACCTCCTATGGTTATAAAGAATATGTCTCGCATTAAAACGGATCTTGTCAGTATACCTGTCGGGAGAACGGATTTGATACCAGAAGACTATGAGATTGTTGATAAGCGTTTAAATGTACCAGTAGACTTTCCTGACTTTAGGTTTGATCTACGAGAAAGCCAACAATTGGTATATGACGAGATCGAAGATAACGCCATAATTAACGCTTGGGTCAGTTGGGGCAAGACTTTTACAGGTCTTGCTATAGCTGGTAAGCTAGGTCAGAAAACTCTCGTTGTAACACACACTGTCCCCCTAAGAAATCAGTGGGCACAAGAGGTAGAAAAAGTCTTTGGGTTTACGCCAGGAATTATTGGTAGTGGAAACTTTGATACTTCCCAGGCTATCACTATAGGCAACACCCAGACTTTATACCGTAACTTACCGAAGATAAAAGATCAGTTCGGAACAATTATTCTGGACGAAATGCATCACGTATCTTCTCCTACCTTTTCTAAGATAATAGATACTAACTATGCAAGGTATAAGTTAGGTCTATCCGGCACTATAGAAAGAAAAGATGGGAAACATGTAGTCTTTAGGGATTACTTTGGAAATAAACTCTTTAAGCCGCCAAAAGAGAACTTCATGATGCCTACTATCCATGTCTTGCAGTCAGATGTTAGATTTATGGATGGCAACAGAACACCTTGGGCAAACAGAGTAACGGCATTAGCTAACAATGAGGAATATCGACACACAGTGGCAATGCTTGCTGCGGCCTACGCCGCAAAAGGGCACAAGGTGCTAGTTGTGAGCGATCGAGTTCACTTTTTGAAAGCCTGCGCCGAACTGGCTGGTGATAGAGCAATTTGTGTTACGGGTGAGGTCTCGCATGAAGATAGAGAAACACACCTAACTGAAATCAGAAGCGGTAAAAAAGACATTCTTTTTGGTACTCAAGCAATCTTTTCAGAAGGTATCTCCGTTAACAATCTTAGCTGCCTAATACTCGGTACACCAATAAATAACGAGCCTCTTTTGACTCAGCTGATAGGCAGGGTCATACGACTACAAGAGGGCAAGAGAGATCCTGTCATCATAGACATTCATCTAAAAGGGAATACTGCTAAAAAACAGGCTTCCAACAGGATGGGTCACTATATGAGAGAGGGTTATCAAATAAAGCAACTATAAAAAAATAGTTCTTGACACAAACCTTAATTTTTAGTATAATATATGTTCTTATTTGACTGGCGAAGGATTCATAAAGAGGCTAACGGCAACGCTGTAGAGATTGTGCGTATAGTACGGATGCTCGTACTGGGGCAGATACCTACAAATGCTGTAGACCCTATTTATAAATATTCGCAGAAAAACTTCCTTGGGGATAGCTTCATGCTTCATCCCGATGTACTGCTATACCATTCTTATAAGTACCGGTATCGTGAGCTTGCACAATACATTGCATTGTGTGCCTTACGATCTACGGCGTACTTTCGCCTAACTAAAGATACAACACTAGATACCGTACTTCTGCCTGCAGAGGATATGGACACATTAATAAACAATAATAGGCTACTATACTTGGATGATTCACAAATCCTTCATTTCAAGTACGAAGAAGTCAACGCAAAGGAGATTCATTAAATGGCTATTTCATTTAATCAGCAGAAAGGTTCTGCACAAAAAAGTTCAGTTAGCAGTTTTCAGTACAAAGATGGTGACAACAAGTTCCGTCTAGTAGGTGACATTCTAGCTAGATACGTCTATTGGATAAACGGTGAGAATGGCAAGAACATTCCACTAGAGTGTTTATCCTTTGACCGCAACAAAGAAACCTTTAACAACCTAGAGAAAGATTGGGTTCGTGAGTTCTACCCTGACCTCAAGTGTGGCTGGAGCTACGCTACTCAGTGCATCGACAACGGTGAAGTTAAAGTGGTAAACCTAAAGAAGAAATTATGGGAGCAGATCATTACTGCTGCAGAAGACTTAGGTGACCCAACAGATCCAAGTACAGGCTGGGATGTTCAATTCAAGCGTGTAAAGACTGGCCCTCTGCCTTATAATGTAGAGTACCAACTCCAAGCTCTCAAGTGCAAGCCTCGTGCTTTGTCTGATGCAGAGATGGAAGTGTTCACAACTATTAAGTCTATGGATGAAGTAATGTCTCGTCCTACGCCTGATGCTCAGAAAGAGTTGTTAGATCGTTTACGCGATAACGCTGGTGAGACTTCAGAAATTGATGAAAGCATTGAAGATGAGTTCAAGATAGTATGATCCTATTTACGGCAGACTGGCACATTAAGCTGGGACAGAAGAATGTTCCAAGAGAGTGGGCCTTAAAGCGTTACAATATGTTTTTCGACCAAGTACACAGCTATTGCAAACAGTGTGATAGCCACATTATTGGTGGTGACTTGTTTGATCGTCTGCCTAGTATGGAAGAGCTGGAACTCTACTTTTCTTTTATTAGAAATGTTAGAGTTCCTACCATCATCTACGACGGTAATCATGAAGCGACAAAGAAGCATAAGACTTTCTTCAGTCAACTAAAGCAGGTTAGTAGAGATATTAACCCGCTTATACATATAGTTGATATGTCATATATTGATACTGACGTAGGTTTTGGTATTCTACCCTACGCGGATTTACATAGAGAAGGCAGCATAGAACACTTTGACACATCTCAACCGCTATTCACTCATGTACGAGGCGAAATACCTCCTCATGTAAAGCCGGAGACAGAGCTAGATAGGTTTGCAGAGTTCCCTGTAGTATTTGCAGGAGATTTGCATGCTCATAGTAACACGCAGAGAAACATAGTGTACCCAGGCAGTCCTATGACAACCTCCTTTCACAGAAAAGAGGTATCGACAGGCTGTTTATTTATCAATGAAAAGACTTGGAGTTGGGTATGGGAGCCGTTTGATCTACCACAGCTCATTAGAAAAACTGTAACAGATCCAAAGGATATGGTTGCTACTGAATATCATCACACTATTTATGAAATAGAGGGCGACATTCAAGAACTGGCCTCAGTAGAAAACTCTGAATTACTTGACAAGAAAGTAATAAAGAGAAACTCAGAGGTATCTTTAGTCTTAGACAAAGATATGACCATAGAAGAAGAGTTAGTAGAGTATCTAAGCCACTATCTAGCAATACCAGACGACGAAGTCAGCAACATTATAGGAACATACAATGATCACTCTCAAAAAGCTCAAGTGGAGTAACTGTTTTAGTTACGGGCCTGATAACGAGTTAGACTTAAACGAGAACACAGTAACTCAAATCATTGGTTCAAATGGGATGGGTAAGTCGTCTATACCTCTAGTTATAGAAGAAGTTCTGTATAACAAGAACTCAAAAGGCATTAAAAAAGCAGATATTCCTAATCGTTATGTTAATGATGGGTATAGCATATATTTGCTTTTCGAGAAGGATGGCAGCACTTATGAAGTTGCTGTAGATAGAAAGAGCGGTATTAAAGTAGTATTAAAGAAAGATGGTGAGGATATATCCAGCCACACAGCTACTAACACCTATAAAACTCTACAGAATGTCATAGGTATTGACTTTAAAACTTTCTCACAGTTGGTGTACCAGAACACAAACGCTAGTTTGCAGTTTCTTACTGCTACGGATACTAATAGGAAGAAGTTCTTAATTGACCTTCTTCACTTAGATGCTTATGTAGAGCTTTTTGAGATATTCAAAGAAGCCTCAAGAGAGTCTGCTACTAGAATAACGGAGTTGAGTACAGAAGCAACAACGATTGAAAAATGGTTATCAAACAATAAATTGGAGAGTACGATAGTACTGCCCATGTTAGATTTAGATATAAACACGGATGATGATGAGAAGTCTTTCCGTTCTCTTTCAGTAGAGTTGGAAAATATCTCCGAAAAAAATAAAAAAATCTTACAAAATAATCAATATAAAGATATGCTGTCTAGTATAGATATCAACCAGGTACAGAGTGCTTTACAGCAACTTCCTCCTTCGGAATCGTATGATAAGTATCAGAGTGATCTAGGACAGTTAAATGCTGGTGTAAGATCAGCTAACGATATGCTAGATAAGCTGTTACGACTAGGGGATAAGTGTCCCACTTGTGAACAAGATATTGATGCAGAGTTTAAGAATGACTTAGTACTGCTAGAGAGAAATAAGCTATCTAAGTTAGACGATGACAAAGACTTTAACGAAGATATGATACGACAGATAAAAAGAAATAATAATGCTAGGGCTAATTTATCCAAAGCAGAAAAAGAGTGGGAAGACCTATACAGAGGAATAGACAGTGATTTACCTAGTCAAATACTAGACAAAGAAGCGCTGGCCGATAACTTAGTAGAACTTGAAACTAAATTAAGAGCAGCAAAGATAGAGTTGGCTAAGATCGCAAAAGAGAACGAAGCTAGAACCAGGTCTAATACTCGTATAGAAATAATTCAAGCCCAGACTGATGGGTTTATAGAGAAGTTAAATAAGGCAAAAGCAGTGTTGGCACAACAAGCACAACTAGACTCTAACCTAGATGTATTGAAAAAAGCTTTTAGTACTAATGGACTATTAGCTTATAAGATAGAAAATCTAGTAAAAGAACTAGAAGAGCTTACAAACCAGTACCTTGCTGAGCTTTCAGATGGTCGTTTTACACTACAGTTCATTGTATCCAACGATAAGTTGAATGTACAGATTACTGATAATGAGGTCATAGTAGACATTCTAGCACTCTCTTCTGGAGAGCTTGCTAGAGTAAATACTGCTACACTAATTGCTATTCGTAAACTTATGAGTAGCATATCTAAGTCTAGAATCAATATATTATTCTTAGACGAAGTTATAAGTGTGCTAGATGATGCAGGTAGAGAGAAGTTAGTAGAGGTTCTGTTAGCAGAAGACTTGAATACTTATGCCGTATCTCATGGATGGACACATCCTTTGCTAGAAAAGATTGAAGTAGTAAAACAAGGCAATATAAGTGCATTGGATAAGTAATGGTAGATTCACGAGCAAAAGGTGCTAGAGGTGAGTATCTCGTTAGAGATATGTTACGAGAGAGTACCGGTATGCAGTTTGAGAGAGTTCCAAACTCGGGAGCTTTAGAATATTTAAAGGGAGACTTATATGTACCCCACGAGAAAAATAGATTCTGCATAGAAGTAAAAAACTATGCAGAATCTCCCTTAACGGATAGAATTTTTACGCAAGAAAAGACTAATAATCTAATAACTTGGTGGAAAAAACTTATCATACAAGCAGCAGGTGGAAAGCAAGAACCTTTGCTATTCTTCAAATACAATAGATCACCAGTATTTGTAGTAACTGAAGATATGCCAGATGTTTGCGAGAAGTGGATGTACATTAGTTTTCTAGACTGTTATGCTTTACTTGCCGAAGATTGGTTAAAAAATGAACAAGTGAGATGGATAAATGGCGTTTAATTTTGCAGAGAAAGTAAATAATAGTAGTCCAAACACAACACTAATAGTAGATGCCTTAAACTTGGCGTTTAGATGGAAACATCAAGGACGTACAGATTTCAGGTATGAGTACCAAAAAACTGTAGAATCGCTAGCAAAGTCTTATGGCTGTGGTAGAATAGTAATTACAGCAGATTGGGGCTCTTCTTCTTATAGACGCAATATTAATGCTGAGTATAAACAGAATAGAAAAGATAAATTCGCTGACCAATCCGAAGAAGAAAAGATGGCCTTCGAAGAGTTCTTTTCAGAGTACGAGGCTTCACTAGAAGTCTTAAAAAAAGAAGGATACCCAATACTTAGGTTCAAAGGTGTAGAGGCTGACGATATCGCAGCACACCTAGTAAAAGATAAAGCTGAGTATGGATTAGAAGATGTTTGGATGATTTCTAGTGACCGAGACTGGGATCTGCTGATACAAGAAAATGTAGGTAGATTCTCTTATGTAACACGTAAGGAAGTAACACTAGAAAACTGGCATGACCACTATGAGGTAACTCCAGAAGAGTACATTTCCTTAAAGTGTTTGACAGGAGATAAGGGTGATAACGTTCCAGGTATTCCTGGTATTGGCCCTAAAAGAGCGTTTGATTTGATAAAACAGTATGGAGATGCACTGAGCATATACGATGCAGCACCGCTAGTAGGTAAGTATAAGTATATTCAGTCGTTAAATGAAAACTCGGAACAGATTTTACAAAACTACGAATTGATGGATTTAATAACATATTGTGATGACGCAATAGGAGCTGATAATATCTCAGCTATAAGGAGTTTAATGGGTGGACATTAATTATAAAAGGGATAAGTATCTATCTGAGTTTAGTATAAAAACTTTAGAAGACAGGTATTTTGTAGACGGTGAAACCTCACCGCAGGAAGCCTTCGCAAGAGCGGCGAAAGCGTTTGCAGATGATGATGCACACGCACAAAGATTGTATGACTATGCTAGTAAGCTATGGTTTATGTTCTCTACGCCAATTTTATCGAATGGCGGCACTAAAAGAGGAATGCCGATTAGTTGTTTTCTGAACTATGTGGAAGATAGCCGTGAAGGGATTACTAATCACTACACAGAAAATGCTTACTTGTCGTCAGTCGGCGGCGGGGTCGGAGGATGTTGGAACGAAGTTCGGAGTGTAGGCTCGACAACGAGCAATGGCTCCGAAAGTACGGGAGTGATACCATTTCTAAAAGTCGTAGACGCGGAAATGTTAGCATTCTCACAAGGCGTAACTAGAAGAGGCAGCTATGCAGCATATCTTGATATATCTCATCCAGAAGTGGAAGAGTTTTTGGACGTTCGCAAGCCTACAGGCGGTGATGTTAACAGAAAGTCAACTAATCTTCATCACGGCGTGCTTTTGTCTGATGAGTTCATGGAACTTATAGAAAAGGCTACAAAGTTAGAAGGATTTGACGATAGTTGGGATCTTATTGACCCACACTCAAGAGAGGTTAAAAAGACTGTTTCAGCTAAAACGCTTTGGGTAAAACTTATCCAAAATCGTGTTGAAACCGGCGAACCTTACATTATGTTTAAGGACACTGTTCAAGAGGCAGTACCCGAGTTTCAACAAAACTTAGGACTAACGGTTCATCACTCTAACCTCTGTAGTGAGATTACTCTCGCTACAGACAAAGATAGAACAGCAGTGTGTTGCCTGTCGAGCGTCAATTTGGAAGAGTACGATGGGTGGAAAGACAATGATGACTTTATACCTGATTTAGTAAGAATGCTTGATAATGTAATTGAGTTTTTTATTAATAATGCACCGGATCAGCTCTCAAGAGCTAGTTATAGTGCTATGAGAGAAAGAAGTCTCGGATTAGGAGCAATGGGTTTCCATGCGTACTTACAAAGACATAGTATCCCGTTTGAATCTGCAATGGCTAAAGGACGAAATTTGCAGATGTTCGGAAGGATTAAAGGAGAGGCTGTTAGAGCTACCAGACAGCTCGCAACAGAACGAGGTGAATGCCCTGATGGAGAAGGCTACGGTGTGCGTAACGCTCATCTTCTTGCTATCGCTCCTAATGCCAGTTCTAGTATTATCTGCGGTAATACTTCTCCTTCAATTGAGCCTTACCGTGCTAATGCTTTTACCCAGAAAACTAAAAGCGGCTCTAGTCTCCTCAAAAACGAATACTTAGAGGATACTTTACAAGATTTAGGGTATGACACCGACGATGTGTGGAAAAGTATTCTCACTAATGGCGGTTCAGTACAACATCTAGAATTTTTAGATCAGTGGACAAAAGATGTATTTAAGACGGCAGTAGAGATTGACCAGAGATGGGTAATCGAAATGGCTGGTGATAGGCAAGAGTTTATATGCCAGAGTCAATCTTTAAACGTATTTTTCCCTGCTAATATTTCTAAGCAAGAACTTCACGCTGTTCACATGATGGCCTGGAAAAGAGGGGTAAAAACTTTGTATTATTTACGAAGTGAAGCAATGAAGAGAGCAGAAAATGTCTCTGATGAAGTACTAAGACAGTATATTTTTGATAGTATTGATGACGAAGGTTGTCTGGCGTGTGAGGGTTAAGTATGAGTTTATTAGAAGAACGGGAGTATTACAAGCCTTTCAATTATCCGTGGGCGTTTGAGCATTATAAGGCTCAACAGCATATGCATTGGCTTCCTGATGAAGTAAATCTAGCGGATGATTTGAAAGATTATAAAGATAAAATGACGGAAGGGAATAAGACTCTTATTTCTAACATATTCCGATTTTTTACACAGGCCGACGTAGATGTATGTTGTGGATATGCAAAGCATTATCTTCCTACATTTAAGCAGCCAGAGATACGAATGATGTTGTCTGCGTTTGCTGCTATGGAAGCAGTACACCAGGAAGCATATTCGTTGCTTTTAGAGACACTTGGGTTTGGGAATGATGAGTATCAGAAATTCTTTGAACACAAGGAAATGCTCGATAAGCATGAGCACTTAGCTAATTTCGGAATGGATACGCCAATGGACATTGCAAAAACAATGGCTGTTTTTTCCGGATTTACCGAAGGTGTACAGTTGTTTAGTAGTTTTGCTATTTTGCTTAACTTCCCTAGACACAACTTGATGAAAGGTATGGGACAGATTGTTACATGGTCGATACGCGACGAGACGTTGCACGTTGAAGGCATGTCACAGCTATTCAGAACCTTTATTCAAGAGAACCCAGAGCTATGGAATGATGATCTAAAGTATGAGATCTATTGTGCCGCAGAGCGAACAGTAGAGCTAGAAGATGCTTTTATTGACTTGTGTTTTAGAGGCGCAGAAGTGCCTGATCTAACACCTGAGCAAGTAAAAGACTATATTCGTTATATTGCGGATCGAAGGCTATTAGGGCTGGGAATGAAGAAAATCTTTTCAAGTGGAGATAATCCTCTGCCTTGGCTAGATTATATGTTAAATGGCGTAGAACACGCTAATTTTTTCGAACAACGTGCCACTGAGTACTCTCGCGCTAGTACTACAGGTAATTGGCAAGACATTTTTAAATAAGGAACCTTATAATGACCGATGTACAAGATAAGCCAACATTAAGCTTTGACGACAAGAACTATGTAATTGAAGATCTAGAAGATACAGCAAGATACATAGTAGCCCAACTACAAGATCTCAAGAGACAGGAAGCAGAGACTTCTGCTAAACTGGATCAGATCAAAGTAGCTGCGGAAGGATTCACCCAAAGGCTAAAAACAGAGCTAGAGGATGATGAAAACGGTGTCGCCGAAGGCGAAGTAGTAGAGTAATGAAAAAGGGGCCTTGAGCCCCTTTTTTATGCTTGTCCTATATAGGCGTAATGTTGTTATTGTCCTGTTTGATAAATTATCGTACAGATAATCCTAGAAGTGTTAGTGAGGTCGCTCCTAGCAACATAGCCTGCGCCTCCTGTCATTAAGTACGCTTGGTTTCCGTTCGCATAAAAGGTCAGAACGCCAGAATTGTTAGTAATGCCATTGTAGTATCCAACAGATCCTCCACCCATGTGGCTCGTGATGACTGAAAACGGCAAGCCTTTAATTACTGCGTAAGATCCAGCGGTAGTTCCAAGTGCGCTTAATGAAACATCACAGGTTAAAAAAACGAAACTACCTATTTTAGTGTATTTAGCTGTGCTAGTGGTGTAGCTCTGCCCGGATGCCGTAGTACCGTCTCCTTCTATTTTCGGAGTCCACGTTCCCTCCTCATAATCGTCAAGAAGCTCACTTGTTCCAGCCCCTGCTGTCGCGCTAAAGTCAATGCCTTTACCTGCTGTAGCTATAACTAGGTTGCCTGTGAGGACATTTACATTACCGTCTACTCCCACAGTGAAGTCTCTTGAATACCCACCGCCATAAGAATCAACAGCAAAAC